ATGCTGAACGATGCGAAGATCAAGGCCGCCAAGCCGAAGGCCGCCGCGTACAAGCTCGCCGATTCCGAGCAGCTCTATTTGTTCGTTTCGCCCGCCGGCGGAAAGCACTGGCGGATGAACTACACTTACGGCCGGAACCTCAAGGGCAAGCCCGCACAGAAGACGCTTGCGCTCGGCTCCTACCCTGCCGTGACCCTGCTCGATGCCCGCGCCAAGCGCGATGCCGCCAAGGCGATGCTGCGGGAGGGGCGCGACCCGGCCGTCGAGCGCCGCGTCGCCGCGAAGGCGAAGGCGCTCAGCAATGCAAACACCTTCGAGGCCGTCGCTCTGCAATGGTTCGAGCTCAAGAGCGGCTGGTCGGTGGAGAAGTTCAAGGCCTGGCGCGATGCGCACGATGGCGGCTGGTCGCCGCGCGATTCGCGGCATTGGGTCGAGCGCCCACGCGCCGGCTGGTCCGTTGTGCACGCGGGAGACGTCTTTCGCTCGCTCGAGCGCGACGTCTTCCCGGAGATCGGAGACCTTCCGATCACCGAGATCGAAAGCCCCAGGGTGCTCGAGGTTCTCAACATCATCGTGCAGCGGGGTGCCATTGAGACGGCGCACCGCGTCTGCCAGCGCATCAGCGACGTCTATATTTACGCGATCCCGGCCGGCATCGCGAAGCGAAACCCTGCCGCGAGCATGGCAAAGGCCCTGCCGAGGGTGCCGCCCGCGAAGAAGCAGGCCGCCATCATCGATCGCATCGAGAAGAACGAGGATCGGCTGCGCGCCGTGCGGCAGCTGCTGATCGACTGCGAGGCGCTCCGCACGCGCGCCGGTACCAAGTTCGCCCTGCGCCTGCTCGCCCTCACCGCGGTTCGCCCGGGCGAGCTGCGCGGCGCGCGCTGGGAAGAATTCGAAGGCCTGGACGGCCCGGAGCCGCTGTGGCGCATCCCCGCGGCGCGCATGAAGGGCGACGCGGAGCGAAAGCTCGAGGAAGCCGGCGATCACCTGGTGCCGCTGGCGCGACAATCTGTCGAGGTGCTGCAAGCGCTTCGGCAGCTAAGCGGCCATCTCCCCCTGCTCTTCCCCAGCGAGCGGCACGCGCACCGGCCGATCTCCGAGAACACGCTGCGCGCGCTCCTGATCCGCGCCGGATATGAGCAGCGCCACGTCCCGCACGGTTTCCGCGCGACAATGAGCACGATCATGAACGAGGCGCCCGGCCGGCAGAAGAACGACCGCGCTATCATCGACCTGATGCTGGCGCACGTCCCGAAAGACAAGGTCGAGGGCGCCTATAATCGCGCGGCCTACATGGGACGGCGGCGCGAGCTCGCCCAGGAATGGGCCGACATGCTTCTGGAAGGCATGTGGGATCCGCATGTCCACCTCGGCCAGCCTATTCGGAACGCTGACAAGTCGCCCAAGGGGCCGAGAGCGAAGGCTGCTGCCTGAGCTCGACTTAGAGATTCCGCATCGAATCGGCGGCCGGCACAGTAACCACCGCTGGGTTTCTTATGTTTAATTCTTCGCGAGCAACGCTTGAGCTTCCCCACTTGGTAAATCGACGATTTACCGATGCAAAAAGTTTACACCGCCAGACGGCGAGCGGCAAGATGGCTGAAAACATAGGAATTCCGCTGGTCAGGACTTAAAATCGGCGATGTACCGAATCAATTTATCGACGAATGGAGTCATTCATTCGCCATTTACCGTCTTGCATCGCCGGGCCAGCACGTCACTATAGATGGTGGTACAGCCCAAAGGACACCGTTCTTGGGTTTCACCAAAGCGAAAGGCGGCCAATCCAAGATCAGCCGCCTTACGATCGGCCCCGCACGCCAACCTCGCCAAAGGATCGTGCGGACTACCCTGGCCCCTTCCACAAGGGCATGTGAGCAACGGCGCGCTTCCATTCCAACCGGCGGCGCGCCGTTGTGCATTCAGGTTTAAGCAAATTCTGACCGCATCGTCAAAAGCAATTGCGAAGGGCCGCGCTCTGAATGCGACCAACTGGGGAAACGACGCGATCCTCTATGGTCCGCTAGTAAGGACCTGAAGCGTCAATTATCTAGGAGATCGTCCCCGGGATCGCCGTCAATCACGGCGTGAACCTCGGTCACTCGATAGGCCAAAGGTTTCCCCGTCGCGCTAGTTTCGACATTTACACTGACGTCGAACAAGGCGCGAAAGATGTTCCCTTCCAGTTGAATTTTCTCGTGCCGCATCCGCTGCTCTGCCAAGTCAGATGCATACAGGATCGGCATTGCCCTCGGCGCAATGCTGTCTATGACGCCGCGCTCCCCTCCCTTCTTTCCGGGCTTGCCTGCTTCAACGCTGGGCCTGACAAACCTCAGGAGCGCCCGCTCCTGGTTCTCCCCCGAACTGGCTTCCAGTTCGCGGCGGTGATCCGCTATTTCCTCCGCCGCCCGCCTGGCCTCATCCGTGGAAAACTGAAAAACAGCCCGGACGTTTCTCTCTCCGTCTTCGAACGCCGCCGCCTCGAGCCGAGCAGTCCCGTTTGGGTCACTGGCGATCGCTTCAGTGACTCGCAGAAAGTCGGCGAGATCGCCCTTAGAAACGCCTTCTGCTCGTCCGCCCCTTTTGAAATATTTGGAAAATCGGCCGCCAAAATCCTCTACGAAGTCCGTAAAAATTTGGACCTTTTCCATTACGTCGATCACGGCGCTTACGGCGGCAAGTAGAGTCCCGCCTCCAACAAAAGTGACCAGGTCGGCTTCAATGCAGCCAGCACGCACCTCTTTGACAAAAAACTCGCTGTCGCTTTTTAATTCCGGATACTCGCGCGCAACAAATTTCTCAAACTGCGAGCCGACACCGACAAATTGCGATACAAAGTCAGAAAGTGCAATTGGCTGGCTATTGTCCAGCTTCAAGCGAATGTGCGCGCCATCTTCCCCCATAGCCTCGTTGTATAATACTCTTGTCAAAGCGCAACTCCTATCGGGGTAGTGCTATGCGCCCAGGCAAGGGTGACAGTTTTTGTCATGCTCAGCGTCTCCCCCGCTTCTTTTGCGAGATCTCGCCCAAGCTGCGCACGTCGGCCGGATGCACGATGCTCCCGTCCTGCGCGTGCCAGGTCAGGTTGTGGCGCTGAAACCAGCCCGGGGGCAGTTCCCAGATGCCGCCGACCATGAAGGTCTCAAGGTCGCGCGGGTTCTCGACGAGATAGCCCAGGAGACCGCCGGCGGTCTCCATTGCGCCGACGCCAGCTTGTGCCGCCAGATTGGTGGCGACCTCGGCAATCCGATCGAGAACGACTTGCGCGTCGTAGCGTTTGGGTGGTGCGAACTGGCCGCCCAAGCGCATCGAATAGCGGTCACGCATTGGGTGCGTCCCCTTTCGTTTGGTGGGCCTTGAGGGCGGCATCTACTTGGATCGCAATCTTCATTGCCTCGGGGTGCAGGCTCGTTGCTCCTGCCTCGATCCCGACCAAATCGGCGAACGTCCATCCGAGCGCACGACACAAGCCGAAGGTCGTGCGAAGCGTCGGGTTCTTGTTCTTGCCGTTCTCGATTTCCCAAACGTAGGATTTCGTCAGCCCCGCGCGTTCGGCAACCTTGTCAAGCGACAGGCCCAAGGCCTTGCGCCGATCCCTGACACGCTGCCCGTAACCGGCAATCTGCGCGTCAAAATCGTCTACCGTCGGTATATCCATCACCGCGCATCTCCTTCGGGGGCGAGGGCGCCGCGTGGAGCGGCGTTAATAGCTGCGAGGATCGCCTCCCTATCGCCCCCGTCAGTTTCGCGATTGAAGTGCAGGCACAGGATGCGCTTGTTGCCAGGGTCTGCTGAGATCGCGCGAATGTCGCGTAGGGGGCGCAGCGGCTCGGTTTCATCAACCTCCTGTGCGGGGGTGGCGGAGAGGGCGGCTTTGGCGACGGACAAGGCTTGGTGAGCATCGTGGGCGCGGAAATTCTCTGCGCCGTTGCCCGCCTCCGAACTGGACTTCATCAGTCCTTTCGCCAGCATCAAGTTGTGGTTGATCCATTTCAACGCACGGTCGGCTTCCGCCTGCGTCACGTGCACAGGCCCAGCAGTGTCGGTCATTGCCCCGCCTCCCCCGATGTTTCGGGCGCATCGCTTTCAGCGACCGCGCTCTCGTGAACGGCACCCGTTCCGGTTGCCGCCCTACGGGCTTCGATCGCTTGCGCGTCTATGGTCTCATATCCGCGCACGTCGATTGCCCACGCATCCCTGTATCCGTGACGGTCAAGCCATGCCTCCATTGTGGCAGTAAGCTCTCGCTCCAGCTCGCGGCACGCTTCATCGCCCCACGCGGCGGACGGTCCTTCGTCTTCCGGCCCGTATTCGTAATTGGCGTCATCGAAATCCTCCGCAATGCGGTCAATGTCGAAATGCAGGGCTTGATATTTGAACCTCTCGCCTTGACAGATCAGAAACGGCTCACCGCAATATTCTGCGATCCCCGCGTCAATTGCCTGTTCGCGCGTGTCGCTCCGGGAATGGAGATATTCTTCATTTTGAGTGTGCCACCACCCCGCGCTAGGGATGCCACTCTGCGAAGCCGGAACGGCTGAGGCCGTCAGGCTGGCAGCCCGGTCGGCGATAGCCGAAGCGCCCATCACGCATCCCCCCGCTTACGCCGTCTCCGCTCTGCATCGCGTGCGAGTTTGTTGCGCCAGCGTTCGGCGTCGTCCTTGGTGGCTTCAACGATGGCGCCAAGGTCGTTGGCGATCTGCTTCCATTCGTCGATCTCAACCGCCTGCTGTGCGAGGTCTTGGACGGCCAGCTTGAACTTGGCTTCCCAATCCTTCGCCGCTTTCACGCGCATAAGACCGAGCGCGGAGAGTGTCTTGTCGAGTAGGGTCACTGTTTTCCCGGCGCGCTTATTAGGCTGACCGCCGTCTCCTGGTTGAGAATTGCTAAGCGGCCTCGCGCTGAGCGAGCTGCGCGTCCTTCCAGGCGCGGACCTCGATCTCGCTCCAGCGCGACGAGGATCCGCCGGGGTGGCAGGGCTTCGGGAAGGTGCCCTGACGGATCCAGCGATAGATGATCGTCTTGCCGTAGCCGACGATGTTCATCACCTCCGCGAGCGGGATGAGGCGGTCGTTGGCAGGGTCAGTCATGCGTCGATGTTCCTTTGTTCGACGGTGAACGTGACGGCGGCGACCCAAGGGTTAGCCTCCCATGCGCCGGCGCCGTTGATGCTGTTCCAAAGGGCTGCGTATGCCTCGACCGGATCTTCACAGCTTTCCTCGATCAGCGTGACGCCCTCCTGGACGGCATCGACTTCGCTGCATTCCTGCAGCCGCTCGACGCGGACCTCGGTCACAGTGAGGGTGAGGCGCGACGCCCATCGCGGCATGTGCATGCCGGCGCGGCGGCGACCTACGCGAGATCCGTCGGCTTCGGTCCAATTGAAGGTCGCGTCGTCAGCCTTGTATCTCAGCGGCTCGTCACCGCCCATCTCGGACGGGGCGAGGTCGTCATAGGCCGGCGTCGTAAACCATTCCTCGCGGACATAGAGGCGATCGCCTACCGCAAACCGAGCGTGAATTTCTTGGCCGGTTGCCATGTCAATGATCGTCTCGCAGTCGCCGGCGTTATCGATGTCATCGCCGGGCTGCGGGTTCAGAATGCGCCGCGTCTGCGTCTTGCGGCCTTCGAGCAGCGCGCGGACCATCGGGGCGGAGAAGAGGATGGGTCGGTCTGTCATGCCACAGCGCTCCCTTGCTCAACGGGTGCGCACCACGGCAGCGCGTCGTGGGTTGCGCCGTCGAGGGCGCGGCCGGCGGCTTTCTTGCTGACCAGTTGCATCGGATGCCCATCGTCGGCGCGGCGGCCGTCGACGGTGAGGCGGATGAACCCACCTTGGTTTGTAGGCCATTTGCCGTCGCCGTGGCCTCGCAGCGGAACCCAATTGCCCCACTGCTTGAAATGGAAATTGACGCCTGCCGCCGCGCACTGGTCGCGCAGGCTGCGCGCCCAATCGGGGTGCATCGGCCGGGCGCCGGGGCCGCTTTCGCCGCCGACGATCACGCCGTCGATTTTTCGAGCAGCCAGAATATCCGTTTCGGAACTGCAAACGCGCCGCGTCATCACGCGACCTTCATGACCTGGGCGAACAGGCCGAAACTCCGCGCCCCAGCCCATGCCGTCGATCCAATTGCAGCCCAGTAGGGCGTCGATCACACCGTCTTTTTCTTCGTCGGGCTCGGCAATCCATCGCAAATCTATCGGGCCAAGCAACGGCTCGCACGAAAGGAAGCGCCCAGCCGCCGGTGTCGCCAGCAGATCAGGAATGCGCTCGTCGGCGCGCACCTGATCCTCGACCGAAACGCCCAACCACAGGTTGCGGATCGGCTGATAGAGTTTCGCGTCCGGGCCAAGGCCATAGAAGCTGTTGATATCCGCCGGCAGGCGGGTCAGCTTCTCCATGAACTCGCGCATCCGCGCCGACCGCTTCGTCAGCACAAGATGCTTATGGTGCCGGGTCCGCTGGATGACCTCGAACATTTCCCAGAGCCAATCGTCGGGCACCGCGTCGTGGAAAGTGTCGCCGTGCGCATTCCAGAAGATAACGCGCGGGCGCTTCCAGCGAAGCGGCTGCAGCAGCGCGGGCTCGTGCAGCCTTACCGTGCCGTTCCAGACCGGGCCGGTCTTGGTCTGATCGGTCAGCCCCTCGCGGGAGGGATGATTGCGCAGCCGCGTGCCGGCGAGCTTCATCGCGTAGCAGCGGATGCAGCCGGGCGAGAGGATAGAGCAGCCGTTGATCGCGTTCACGGTCGCGTCTGCCCATTCAATCGGCGTGTTGTCAGCCATCGGCCTTGTCCTCTTCGTGCAGCCGCGCCCTGAGGTCGTCGGCAATGATGCGATAGAGCCGTGCAGCCCAACGAGATTTCGAGCGATCTGCGCGGTGGTCGAGCCACGCGGGCAGGTTCAGCAGCGAGGCAATCGTGCTGGCGAGCGCGGGGCTCGTGCAGTCCGCGACGTGCTCGCCATCCCGCAGGACTTCCTTTCCGGATGCGCGGTACTTCATGCAGGTTCCCGATCCGTGATTAGCGTGCCGTCGAGATGGTCGATCTCATGCTGCAGAACCCGGGCCCATGCGCCAGAAAACCCCTCGGCGTGTCGGTTGCCGATAATATCCTGCCATTCGATCTCGCATTTCGCCGGGCGCGAGACTTTTCGCCACTGAGATGGCGGAACGGACAGGCACCCTTCCATCTCAACAGCGAACCGATTGAGCGTGCGAGTGATAACGGGATTGACCATCGCCAGCCCCTTCCCGTCGGCAGTTGCGACAATGACGCGAACCGGAACGCCGATCTGGATGGCCGCCAGGCCGCGGGCACGCCGCGCCTGGACGATCTCGATCATGTGGCGAACCAGTGCCGCGAGATCATCGTCGAATTTCTCGATCTCGACTGAGCGCTGCCGCAGGAAAGGGGCGCCATCCATTAGAATGGCGTGTGCGGCCTTCAAAGAGGAGAGCGATATTTCCATCACGTCGCTTCCTTCACCGCCGACGGCCGGTCGAGCGCGACTTCCGCCTCGATCTCCGAAATGCGCCCAAGCACGCGAAGGATCGCGTCGCGCTGCTGCAGCATCCCCTCCGCGGGGTTCGCGTGGAAGTCGGCGACGAGCTTCTTGCCGATGTCCTTGAGAGCAGCGTCGAGCGCCTGCCGCTCGGTGTGGAAGAGCTGCCCCCCATGTTCGAAGGCCGTGACCTGGTTGACGCACATCAGCGTGCTCCTTTTGCAATGTAAGACCGGGGCCCGCGCGCGAGCGCCTCCCGGCTGAGATATTCAGAAAGTCCGCCGCCCCCGCGTGGATGGAAACAGGGACGGCGGCAGGCTGACCCGGCGTGGATGGCTCGCAAGGTGGCCGGGGGTTCGGTTAGAAGGGTCATGGTTCGACGACCGGCTTGCCGGCGGCATCGAAGGTGCAGCCCCGCTGAATGACGATCGCTCGGCCGCTGCCGACGCGCAGGCGCCAACCGTGAGCGCACGCCTCGATCGCGGCGATTTCTTCGCCAACGAGCTCAGCAAGGTGTGTGGGCTGCTCGCGCAGTTCGTCCTCGACGGAGGCGAGGCAAGCCGCGAGAGTACGGGTGCCGCCTGTCACAGCACCGCCTCCCCTCGCCGCGCGAGCTCGTCGCGCAGCACCTGACTGGGCACCGCGGTCAGCAGCGGCACATCGGCGAGCAAGACGTTGCGGGCCTTGTGAGGTTCGCGCACCAGCGCTCCCTGGCGGACCAGCGATTCCACTATGCGGTGGGCGCTGCTCTTGGCCGTCATGCCAAGATGGGCCGCGATTTCGTCGAGCGTCGGGGCGCAGCCCGCGGTCACGATGTTCTCGCGGATGAAATCGAGGACGCGGAGTTCCTTGCGGGTCACCGGAGCACCGCCAGTAACGTAGGAACGCCAAAGGCCAGCGCCGCGAAGATCACCGCCGCGAAAGCGAACGTGCGGTCGCCCGTGAATTCGGCGGTCAGATCGGTGCTGGGATCAGCGGGGTACATCGGGGGCTCCGTCGTTGTGACGGTGCCCTTATATTCCTCTAGGAATATTCCGCAAGCATAAAAATGCCCATAGGAATAGTTTTATTCCCGGGCGCCTTCCCCTACTCTTTCGGGGTGATCGCGCGGAGGATGGCGCCGACCGCGATGCAAAAGACGCCGAGCCCGAGCCCAGCCAAGCTGCCCGCGATCGCCATCCCTTTCTGAAACATCATGTCGAGGTTTGCGATCTCCGAAGGTCCCGTCGATCCCAAGATCGCGGCCCCGTAGGTCGACACGGTGGTTTTCATGCTGATCGAGACCGCCAAAGCTGCGACGCTGCAAATCGTAAGCATCCAACCCGCCAACGACCATCCGCCGCCCGGATCGGTCTTTAGAGCAACCGGCACCTGGGGGAGCTGCTGTGCGGCAGGCGCATCCGAGGTCACGCTCGGAGGCTTCCCATCGGGATTCGCAAGCACGATCCACGCGATCAGAATGACTACAATCGCAATTACGCTCGCTATCCAGAGATCGTCGCTCACATTGCCCTCCCCTGATAATCGTCAATCGTCCGGCCAGATCTCATCAGGCCACCATTCTTGTTGTTGCACCTCTTCGGCTCGTCTCGGCGGCAGCGTGGGCACCTCCCCGCCAAAGGCAATACGAGCGAAGGGTCTGCCCCCCGGTTGCCCCTGAAAAATCGCCCTCACCTCACCCCGGCGCATCATCATGCCCACGTACGGGGCACGCTCTGCCGGTAGATACCCCATCTGGATGCCGTCGCCGGACATTACGGCGATGGCGTTCTCATCATGTTCATTCTCCGGCTCGGGCTTGAGCTCGATTGGGTCGCCCGGCGCGCATAGCTCGATTGCGAAACGTCGGGACGGAGCCTTGCGCCCCTTGTTGGGAAACTGGCTCCCGACGATCGGCAGAGTAATTTGCGCCGGCAATTGTCGCCCCTCAGTGTCGCCTTCCTGACCAGACCACGCGACCAATAATACGTATCATCGCTTTCGGATAGGTCCGCACGCGAGCAGGATGATCCGGGTTGTCGGAAACGACCTCGATCATGCCTTTCTCGGGCGACGGCATGAGACGCTTGACCGCCCCGGCCCCGTCGATCGTGATCGCATACACTCGATCCGCGCGCTTGAGCTCATTCTGGTCTAGGTCGATCAGAACGTCGTCCTGGTCTCCGATCGTTGGCCTCATGCTGTCGCCGACCCCGCGGCCGATGATGAGGCGCTCAAAAGGCGCTGGCGAAATCGCGCTCAACCAATTCGCGTCAAAGGACACTTCGGTTTCCTCGAACCACTCGGCCAGGTCCGTGCCCTCGCCCATTGCCAGCTCGAGATTGAGGCATTTGAGCTTGACCGCGCCAACGTCGTCATAGGCTCCGCGAGTAGGGAACTGCTCGGGCGCGCGCTTGAGATCCAGAGGTCGGCCGTTCGGGCCGCGGGCGCCGCCTGCTTTTGGCACCCAGTCCAGGTCCCGGAATTCCCGCTCGCTGACACCAGCGAGCTCAGCCAGGGCTGAGAGGTTGTCACCCTCCGGCGCGGTCGCCCCCTTCTCCCACTTGGATATGTTGGCCTGTTGGGTGCCGATCGCTGCCGCGAACTGCGTCTGGTTCATGCCCAGGCTGTGGCGAAGGGCCGCAATATTCTGTGCGAGAATGGGTTTGCTCATGCGCGACGCATAATCCAACCCCCTGCACAATTCTAATTCCCCAAGGAATATTCCTGCTTGCATATTTATTCCCGTGGGAATATCACCCGTGTTCATGGACAATCTCCGAGACATCAGGCGCCAGCTCGGGCTGACGCAAATCGAAATGGGCGAGCAGCTTGGACTGGATCAGTCCACGATCTCGCGGTTTGAGAGCGGTGCGCTGGCGATGGACAAGCGGACAAAGCTCGCGGTCCAAGCCCTGCTTGCAGCGGTCGCGACCTGCGGCGTCTGCGATCGCCGTGCGTCCGACCCCGCGTGTTTGGCCTGCACGGCCCCCGACTGCGGCCTCCGCCAGAGGGAGGCCGCGTGACCAAGTTTTCCGGCACTGACGCCCCCTATCGGAGGTGCCGGACAGCGCGGCGGGAGTTTTCCCCCACGATTCCTCGCTCCCGCCGCGCTGATTGAAATCTGTCTGTTCCATGCGGCGAAACTGCCGCAACAACGAGTGCTATCCAATGGAAAACATAGGTGCTTTTTCCGCTCCTGCTGTAAAAATGCTGATCTCCGACACCCTCCGGATGTACGTCGGCGGCTACGGCAAACGCTTCACCTGGCCGGAGCTCGCCGACGCGACTTTCGACGCCAACGGCGACCTGAAGACATGGGAGCGCCGCCTGCGCAGCTATGTCGAGGACGGCGGGCCCCTGATGCCGCTCGATGTCTTCATGCGCGTATTCGCTGCCCTGCCCCCGCAGGCCTTCCAGCGCGTCGCGACCCGCATGGGTTTCAGCACCGCCCCGATGGAGGTCGACGGCGCCGCCACTGTGCGCCGCGCCGGCGTCGTGGCCGCGCGGATCTCGCAGAAGGTGGCCGAAGCGCTCGAAGACGGAAGGATCGATCACGGCGAACTCGCCGGCATCATCAGCGAGGTCAACGAAGCAACCCCGGTCTTCAATTCCATCGCGGGCGGGTCCGCCCCGCACTGACGGCGGTTTCCCCACCCAAACAGCCCCTCGCGGGCAACTAAGGAGCGAAAGCTATGAGCGAAGCTGCGGTTTCGGACGAACAACTGCGCCTTTTTGTCGAGAGGATCGAGCGCCTCGAAGAAGAGAAGAAGGCGCTCGGCGAGGATATCCGCGACGTCTACAGCGAGGCGAAGGCGCAAGGGTACGATACCAAGATCCTTCGCAAGGTCATCCGCCTGCGCAAGATGAGCCCGCATGATCGCGCCGAGATGGACGCTCTGCTCGAGATCTACTGCAACGCGGTCGGCATCCAGCTGAACCTGCCTCTCGCCGCGGCGGCGTGACCATGACGGCGGAGAATTATCAAAGCTTCCTCGAAGCCAAGATGCCGGTGGCACCGCTCGCCGGCCTTCCCTGCTCACTCGAGGACGTACCGACCCACTTGGTCGACGGCCGCCCTATCAAGGATCACCAGCGCCATATCGTGCGATGGGCGGTCGAGGGCGGCCGCCGCGCGCTGTTCGAGGCCTTCGGGCTCGGCAAGTCGATCCAGCAACTGCTGATTGCCAACATCATCCTCGATAAGCTCGAGGCCGACCCTGATCGCGACCCTTCGGCGCCGAACATGGGCCTGATCGTCTGCCCGCTCGGCGTGCGCCGCGAATTCATGAAGGATGCGGCTCTGCTCGGGATCACGGTTCATTTCGTCCAGAGCGATGCGGAGATCGACGCCAAGGGCGATTACTGCGCCATCCACATCACGAATTATGAGAGCGTCCGCGAGGGGAAGATCGACGTCAGCCGGTTCAACGTCGCCTGCCTGGACGAAGCGTCGGTGCTGCGCAGCTATGGCAGCAAGACCTTTCAGGAGTTCCTGCCGCTCTTCGAGGCCGTGCCCTATCGCTTCGTCGCGACCGCCACACCCTCCCCCAACCGCTACAAGGAACTGATCCACTATGGCGGCTTTCTCGGCATCATGGACACAGGCCAGGCGCTTACGCGCTTCTTCCAGCGCAACAGCGAGAAGGCGAACGACCTCACGCTCTATCCGCACAAGGAAGATGAATTCTGGCTCTGGCTGAACAGCTGGGCGGTCTTCCTTCAGCGCCCGTCAGATCTCGGCTTCAGCGACGAAGGTTATATCCTTCCTGAAATCGAGGTGCGGTGGCATTGCGTCGAAGCCGATATCAGCGACGCCGGCGCCGACAGCAACGGACAGGGGCGCCTCATCCGCGACAACGCGGTCGGCGTTGTCCAGGCTAGCCGCGAGAAGCGCCGCACCATGGATGCCCGCATCGCGAAGGTCGCCGAGATCATCGCCGCGGATCCCGACGATCATTACATCATCTGGCACGACCTCGAGGATGAACGGCGCGCCATCACCGCGCTAGATATTCCCGGCCGGGACCGGATCGCCGCAGTCTATGGGTCTCAGGACCTGGACGAGCGCGAGGCGATCGTCGGTGATTTCAGCGACGGCCGGATCAAGGACCTCGCCGCCAAGCCGGTGATGCTCGGCTCCGGTACCAACCTGCAGATGCACTGCCACCGCGAGATTTTCGCGGGCATCGGTCACAAGTTCAACGACTTCATCCAGGCGATCTATCGCGTCCAGCGCTTCGGGCAGACCCGGCCCGTCATCGTCGACGTCATCTATGCCGAAACCGAGGAAGAAGTCCGGCGCGTGCTTCTCGAAAAGTGGGCGCTCCACGAAGAGCTCACGGCAAAGATGAGCACGATCATCCGCAAATACGGCCTCACGCACGTCGCGGCCGCCGATGTCGCGAGCCGGAGCATCGGTGTCGAGCGCGCCGAAGCCCGCGGCGAAGGCTGGATCCTCGCCCATAACGACTGCGTCGAAGAAGCGCGGCTGCTCGAGGAAAACAGTCTCGACCTCATCGTGACGTCGATCCCCTTCTCCAACCACTATGAGTACACGCCGAGCTACAACGATTTCGGGCACACCGACAACGACGCGCACTTCTTCGAGCAGATGGATTACCTGACGCCGGAGCTATATCGCGCGCTCCGCCCCGGCCGGCTCGCCTGCATCCATGTGAAGGACAGGATCCTGTTCGGCGCGGTCACCGGCGAAGGCGTGCCGACCGTCAATCCCTTCCATGCCAAGACGCTGTTCCATTACCAGCGCCACGGCTTCCAGTTCATGGGCATGATCACGGTCATCACCGATGTCGTGCGCGAGAACAACCAGACCTACCGGCTCAGCTATTCGGAGATGCTGAAGGACGGCACCAAGATGGGAGCCGGAAGCCCCGAATATATCCTGCTGATGCGCAAGCCCCAGAGCGACCGAAGCCGCGGCTATGCCGACAAACCTGTCGCCAAGTCGCCCGAGGAATACAGCCTTGCGCGCTGGCAGATCGACGCGCACGCTTTCTGGCGCTCATCGGGCGATCGTCCACTCTACCCCGCCGAGCTCGAGGCCGTGGCGCCGCGCTTCGCGGAGATGGGCGTCGGCCCGCTGGTCAAGACATTCACCACCGAAAGCCGCGATCTGATCTATGACGCTGAGGCGCATGTCGCGATCGGCGAGGCTATCGAAGCACGCGATCCGAATGACGGCCGGGGCCACCTGCCCCGCACCTTCATGTCGCTCGCTCCTGGCAGCCATCACCCAGATGTCTGGGACGACGTCGTCCGGATGAAGACGCTGAACGCCGAGCAGGTGCAGAAGGGCCGCGAAAAGCACGTCTGCCCGCTTCAATTCGATATCGTCGACCGGCTGATCGACCGCTTCAGCATGAAGGGCGAACTCGTCTACGATCCCTTCTGTGGCCTCGGGACAGTTCCCATGCGAGCGATCATGAAGGGGCGCCGAGGCCGGGGCAGCGAGCTCAACCCCGACTATTTCCGGCACAGCTGCCTGTACCTCTCCGAGGCCGAGCGCGAGATCGCCGTTCCCTCGCTGTTCGACATGCTCGAACTGGAGGCCGCGGCATGACGTGGCTGAGCCGCCTATTCGGACAGCGCCGAACCGCGCCACCGCCGCCGCGCGACATGCGCAATATGAACGAGGATTGGAAGGCGGGAGATCTCGCCAGGTGCGTGGCGCATTACTTCGTTCCTGGAACGCCTGAGGATCCGCACTTCGGGGACATCCTGCGTGTCTCGGAAGTGTATCAAGGGTCAATCTTGGGGCGACATGCGCTCGCCTACGGGCTGCGCTTTCACGGAAAGTCATCGCCCCACGGATGGATCTGCACAGCGTTCATCAAGATCAAACCGGAGACCACTGCAGACGAGGTGGAAGACGGTATCATCGCCAAGATTAAGCGCGCCGCCCGCAAGGGCGCGGGAGTGGACGCATGAACCTTCCCGTTCCCACCTGTGCCGACTGCGGTGTCGCCCGCTTCTCCACCAAGCCGAAGAAGTCGCCTTATTGCCGGCGATGCATCGGGCGCCACACCGGCCGCTCGCCAGCGCGCCGCGCGAAGTGCAGTGCGGCGATGAAAGCGTATCTCGCCGACCCGAACGCGCTCGCTGCTCACGCTAAGCGCACCGGCGACGGCCTGCGCCGCGCTATAGCCGAAAACCCGGAATTCGCCGAGAAGCGCCGCGAGCTCGGCCGCATGATCGGCAAGACGCGCCTCGGCGTGATGAACCGGCCGGCCGGTTGCCCTTCCCGAATTCTCGCGGGGCGCCGCTCGGGCGCGACAAAGCTCGCATGGTGCCCTGTCGAGTACCGGGATGATTATCGCCGCCTGGTAAAGAGCCAGGGCCTCAAGGCTGCTGAGGCCCGCAAGGTGATCGAGGACCAGATCGCGGCCGATGCAGCACGCTTTGCCGCGACCGGCGTCTTGCCGCAGTCGCGCCGCAACGAAGGCGCTCCGGCATGACGGCCCCGGCGATCACGACGCGCATGCAGCGCGACTTTGTCCGCCGCCATCTCGGTGTGCGGCTTCACCACATCTTTCGCATGGCGGACGGCCGGGAGATCCCGTGCGCGGGACCCGGCTTCTGCCGTGAATGTAATCGGGAGGCATCATGACCAAGAACCGTCTCAAGGATCTCAACGATCATCTTTTCGCTCAGATGGAGCGCCTTTCGGAAGAGGGTATCTCGGCGGAGGACATCGAGGCCGAGGTGAAGCGCACCGACGCGATCGTCGCCGTGTCGGACCAGATCCTCGCCAATGCCAATTTCCATCTTAAGGCGGCAACCCTGATCGCCCAGCACGGCGACCGCTTCAAAAAGTCGCTGCCCATGATCGAGGGGCCGGCTGAATGAAGGGACGGGCCATCCGATACAGCGCCGAGGAAATGGCGTGGCTGGAAGAAAGCCGGCTTATGGTCATCTCGGACTATCACCGGGCGTTCGTCGAGCGGTTCGGGCGCGATGACGTGGCGCTGTCGCACCTGAATCAGCTTCGCAAGCGCAAGGGGTGGAAGGTCGGCCGCGACGGCGCGCGATATAAAGGGCGCCTGAGAACCTTCAACTCCGAAGAAACGAAGTGGCTTAGCGACAATCGCACGCTGCCGATCAAGGAATATCTCGCGGGATTTCAGGCGGTGTTTGATCGGCCTGACGTGACAGAGCGCAAGCTCCACGCCTTGCGCAAGGCTCAGGACTGGAAAACTGGTCGGACCGGAAAATTTGAGAAGGGCAATGAGCCGCATAACAAGGGAAAGAAGTGCCCTGAGGGTGTCGGCGGACGCCACCCAAACGCTCGCCGCACCCAGTTCAAGAAGGGCAACGTTCCCCACAACGCGCAATACCTGGGCCATGAGCGAGTTTCGAAAGATGGCTATGTCGAGATCAGCGTCGACGAGACGAACCCTCACACGGGATTCGAGAGGCGCTATGTCCTCAAACATCGCTGGGTCTGGGAGAAGGCGAACGGACCGGTCCCAGATGGATATGCGCTCAAGTGCCTCGACGGCAACAAGCTGAACTGCGACCCGAGCAATTGGGAGCTCGTCGAGCGCGGCCTTCTGCCACACCTGAACGGCGGGCGACATCGCAAGCACCTAGCCTATGACGAAGCCGCACCCGAACTGCGGCCGGTCGTCATGACGCAGGCCAAGCTAAGGCATCGCCTGGGCAAGGTGCGCAGAAAGCTCTCCGCATGATCTGGTCCCGCATCTTCAAGGCGCGCCAACGCTTCACGCCTGCACTCAGTCTGGACCGCGACGCGAGCGGCCGGTTCGTGTCCGAGCATCGCCGGAAGGTGCGCGCCAAGTGCCGCGAGATATGCGGCGAGATCCACCGCGATGTGCCGGAGGTTCTGCGATGAGCTCTGAAACTTCAGCCTGGGCGAAAGAACAGGTCTGCGGTGATCGCACCGTCAAGGCCGTGCTGCGCGAGATTGCGAACTGGGCCCGGCCGGACGGCCTTGTCGAGTTTCTTTCCGTGAAGCGCATTGCCGCCGTGATCGAGGTCAGCCCGCGGACGGTGCAACGCTGCATAGCGCAGCTGGAAGAGCCGACACTGGAGCATCCCGGCCGGCTCGGCCTGTTGCGCCGCGTCGAGCGGTTTCGAGAGGATGGCGGCCAGAGCGCGTGTGGCTTCGTGCTGCTCGGATACCAGCCACCGATGGGCGTTGTCCCCCGTGACAATTTGTCACCCCCCCCTGACACCATGTCACCCCCTCCCCCTGACAAAATGTCAGGGGACCCGGTGACGCCGGTGTCACCCCTTAAAAGAGACAAGATACTTCCCCCTTCAGAGCCTAACGGCTCTGAGGCCCCCACGGCCAAAAATGACGATTCCGGAGAATTGGACGGCGCCGCACCGCGCCCCAAGGCCCATCCCCTGCCCGAGGACTGGACAGCGCCGCCGCTGCGCGAGCTGGGAGACGTTTCGCGCGGCCTCGTCATGCAATGGCCTTCCGGAGCCTATGAGACCGTGGCCGAGCAGTTCCGCATGCATTGGGCCGCGGCCTCTGGTCGGACGTCTCGGAAGACGAACTGGGCAGCAGCTTGGGCCAAGTGGCTGATCACCGAACATGACCGCGTGATGCGAGCAGCGCGCGCCGGGACGAGCTTCTCATCATCCGCCCCAGCAACGCCGCTAGGGCCACCGCCGGAGCAGGCCCCGGTCGCGGCAAAGGCTGCCGAGGATGACCGGTCGGCGATCGTGCACAACCTGCTCGAGCGTGCTCTTGGCAGCCGCACATATGCGCGATGGATCAAGCCCGCTGCCATCACGTTCGATGACGGCGGCGCCGTTCTCACGTTCAGCTCGGACTTCCAGAAGTCCTATGCGGAGACCAATCTGGGCCCCGCGATCGCGGTTGCCCTCGCTCGATCGGCGACGCCTGGCGAGCCTAGCGGCATCAAGTTCATCGTCGAAACGCCGGCGAGCCCGGCCAATCAGGAGGCTCTTCGTGATCAGCGCGCCGCGTAACTTGGATGATATGTGGTGCATCCTGTCGACCAGTGGCGGCCGCACCTTGCCCCTCGCCCGGTCGTTGTGCGACGCGGGTATGGAAGTATGGGCGCCCACGCGCACAATTCGCCGTCCTGCCCCCGGACAGCGCCGGAACTTGCTGATGGGTCTGCGGCGCAAGATGATCGAGGTCGATGTTGCAATTCTCCCAGGCTTTGTCTTCGCGCGCGCTGATCGTATCAGCGATCTGGCAGCGATCGCGCACGATCCTGCATCCCCCCATCCTTCCTTTTCGGTATTTCAACTCGGAGGCCGCGCTCCGCTGGTAGCGGATAGCAGCCTGACGGGATTGCGAGACGAAGAGGCAGCCGCCCAGGCCACTCTTGCCGCCTTGCGCGAAGCCGAAAGTCGGGAGGCCGCGCGCCGTGCGCGAGCCGAGCTTATGCGGACGAAGCGAGCACGCCGGGCTGCGCTGCGCCGCGAGCGTAGGCAGTTCGCAATCGGCGAGGCGGTTGAGATTGCGGAGATGCCGTCAATGGCAGGGATGACCGGCAGGATCATTGCGTCGAATTCCACGACCGCGACGATAGATTTCGGCGGCGCCTTCCCGATGCAAGTTGAGGCTTGGCGTGTGATTCCATCTGCGCTATCTGGAAAGGCAGCCTGATGGGCACCGCTGCCGTAGCAGCTTCGGGACAGATGATCTTGGCTACCGTGCCATTGCGCATCCCGACCAGCGCAGGAGGCCCCGCCTCCGGCGAAGTGCAGCGCAATTCCTCGCGGCTTATTTAAGTCCGACGCACTGCTTCCAGATGCCGCCGATCGTGCCGAACTGCTTTCGCAATTCAATCCGGCTCCCGTCCTCGTGCGGATAGATTGAGAACGCCATCGACACGCCGCCATAGCCGTTCTTGATAAGGACGACCTTCGATCCATCCTCGCGATCGAGCGCAGGCGTGTTGTTCTTGTTGGCAAGGCAGAAGGCGACGTTGGTCACACTGTCCTTGGAGTAGAACGTTTCGGTCACGTCCTTCGACAGCACCTTCTCGGTCGAAGCACAGCCCGCAAGCGCAAGGCAGCCAAAGGCAATCAGGTATCGCATAGTCGTCCCCCTTCGCGCGATGACTGCCACGACCGGAGCGCAAGGGCAATGGGCGAACGGATCCGAGGTCGCAAAGGTCAGCAGCTACGCCGCCGCAGGCTCGCGAACGAGCCGCTATGTCGACGTTGCAAAGAGCGAGGGCGCATCACGGCCGCCACCGTCCCGGACCACATCAAGCCGCTCGCTCTCGGTGGCGAAGACGTCGACGAGAACATCCGATGCCTCTGCGATGACTGCCACGACCAAGTGACCAGAGAGCAGTTCGGGCACCGCCGGCGCACGGAGGTCGGAGCAGACGGTTGGCCCGTCGCATAACCCTCAAGAAACGGCTGATTTCCGCCATTTTTCAGACGCGCGGCGACGCCGACGCAACAATATTGCGGGGGGGGCATCGGAAAATTACGGACTGTTTGCCCGGACACCGACCGCCGCCTGAAATTTTCGCAAAACCACATTAACATCTTGGAGTTTTCAATATGGCCGTGAGAGGAGCGAAGCCGAAGCCCGCTCACCTGCGGCTGATCGACGGCACTCATCGGACAACCCGTCACGGCGACGACGGCGCCGCTCGTGCGAAAGTCGAGCAGGCCGCGACCCGCTTTGGCCCGCTGGAACGCCCGTCCTTCCTCAAGGGCGAAGCGCTCAAGGCCTGGAAGAAATACATCGCCCCCGCGGGGTGGCTCGACGGCTCGCGTGAGCCGATCGCTATCGCGTTCTGCGAGCTGTGGAAGGAGTTCCGGGAAGGTCCCCGCATTTTCCCAGCCACCAAGCACGCCCAGCTGCGCCACTACATGGCGGAGCTCGGATTGACCGACGAGCGAAACCGCGGCGACACAGGCGACGAAGAGCGCGATGAGTTCTTCGACGACTGACCGGGCGACCCTCTATGCCGAGAGGGTAACGGCAGGATTGGTGGTTGCTGGGCCCCATGTAAGGAACGCTTGCCGCCGTCATTTCGACGACCTGGCCAAGGGTCCCGAGCGGGGTCTCTACTTCGATGAAGAGGCCGCCGATCGCGCGATCCGGTTCTTCGAAGAGAAGCTGAAGCTGAGCGAAGGGCAGTTCGAGGGCAAGCCGCTGCTGCTCCACGAAAGCCAGGCATTCAAGGTTGGATCGATCTTCGGATGGAAGCGCGCGGACGGGGCCCGGCGATTTCGCAGGGCGTACATCGAGGAAGGAAAAGGTAACGGCAAGTCGCCGCTAGCGGGCGGCATCGGCCTGTATGGCCTGATGGCTGATCGCGAAGCCGGCGCCGAGATCTACGCAGCTGGCGCGACCAAGGACCAGGCGGGAATCCTGTTCCGCGACGCGATCAAGATGCGGGCCCAGTCGCCGGATATACGATCTCGCACGAAGACCAGCGGCGGTGAAGGGAAAGAGTACAATCTCGCCTACCTAGCCAAGAGGTCGTTCTTCAAGCCGATCAGCCGGGAGGCGAAGCGTACCGGGTCTGGCCCCCGCCCCCATATGGCGCTGTGCGATGAGGTGCACGAGCATCCAGACCGCGGCGTGATGGAAATGCTCGAGCGCGGCTTCAAATTCCGACGCCAGCCGCTCTTGTTCATGATCACGAACAGCGGGACAGACCGAAATTCGATCTGCTGGGAAGAACATGAGCATGCGGTTCGGGTCGCCGCCGGAAACCCGCATGCGAAGGATGACGATCCGACTTATGTCGGGGAAGTTCTCGATGATACCACGTTCTCATATGTCTGCGCGCTAGATCCGGGCGACGATCCTCTCGAAGATCCCAGCTGCTGGGCGAAGGCGAATCCGCTGCTCGGCGTGACCATAACCGAGGAATATCTTGCCGGCGTCGTGGCCCAGGCCAAAGCGATGCCGGGAAAATTGAACGGCATCCTTCGCCTGCACTTCTGCAAGTGGACCGATGCCGAGACGGCCTGGATGACGCGAGAGGCCCTGGAGCCATGCCTCGCCGATTTCGATCCGGCGATTCATCACGGCAAGACGATCGTGGAAGGGATCGATCTTTCGCAGAATCGCGACCTGACCGTTAAAGCCAGCATCGTTGAAACCGGGAGTATGGACGTCGAGGTCATCGTCGAGGGCAAACCCGAAATTGTCTCGAAGCCGACCTATGATTGCTGGATCGAGGCCTGGACACCGGGTGATACGGTGGCGGCCCGCGCGCTGCGCGACAAGGCGCCGTACGACATCTGGGTCCGCGATGGGCACCTAAGCGCGCCGCCGGGGCAAAGCATTCGCTTCGACCATGTCGCGCAGGCAATCGCGGACGACAGCTGGGACTTTGACATCGCCTTGGCCGCCTATGACCGATACGCATTCAAGCGGTTCGAGGAAGAGTGCGACAAGCTGGGTCTGTCAATTGAGTTCGGCGAACATCCGCAGGGCGGGACGAAAAAGGGCAAGCCTACCGAAGCCATGAAGCGAGCGGCGCAAGCCGAGGGGAAAGAGGCTGAGGGTATGTGGATGCCCGGATCCCTGCGCGCTCTCGAAGACGCGATCCTCGAGCGCCGAATCCGGTTCAAGCGTAATCCTGTCCTGATCAGCGCCATGATGAGCGCGGTCACGGATCATGATCGGTGGGGCAATTACTGGCTCGCCAAGGAACGAGCCACGAACAAGATCGACGCCGCAGTCGCTATTTGCATGGCAATCGGCGCGGCAATGGCATGCCGGAATATGGCCACGCCTTCATATCAAATCCTGGTCATCTAGGAGACCGACGATGCAGAACCGGGCTTACAGCGTCTTGCAGGTCAAGGCGTTCGACGATGACACGCGGAAATTCTCTGGAATCGCGACCACGCCGACCGTCGATCGCATGGGCGACATCATCGACCCGCTCGGCGTGAAGTTCAAAAACCCGCTGCCCCTTCTTCACCAGCATTTCCATGACCGTCCGGTTGGGACCGTCAAGTTCAAGAAGCCGACGAAAGATGGCATCGAATTTGAAGCGGAAATCGCCAAGATCGAAGAGGACGGTCCACTGAAGGACCGCTGCGACACGGCATGGGGCGAACTGAAATACGGCTTGGTCCGTGCAACGTCGGTCGGCTTCAGGCCGATTGAGTATAGCTTCATGGACAATGGCGGGATTCGGTTTTCGGAAGTTGAGGTCTATGAACTTTCGACCGTAACGATTCCGGCACAGCCAGACGCCGTGATTTTTGACACCATCAAATCCCTCGACGCCGCCGCGCGCAAAGCTGCCGGCGTCCCCGACCCCGAAATTCCGCAACCCGACGAGCCCGCTCCCCAGAGCAAAAAGGCTCGCGTCGTGAAGCTGGATGAGCCTGCCGAAGGATCGGTGGCACCCTTCGTTGTGCGCGAGATCAAGCGCACCTGACCAACCGGATTTGCACGCCGTGAGGCGTCCAGTCCCTCAGATGGATTTTTCATCATGAACATTGCGGAACAGATTCGCGCCTTCGAAGAGAAGCGCGCGGCCCTCGTTGCGGCCAATGAGGCGATCATCGCCAAGGCGGCCGATGAAGGCTCGACGCTCGACGCCGAGCAGGAAGAAGAGTTCGACAACAACCAGGCTGACATCGAGGCCGTCGACAAGCATCTGAAGCGCCTGAAGGCGATGGAGGCGATGGCGAAGGCCAAGATCGAGGACGACAAGAAGAAGTCCGTTGCCCCCGCCGGCCAGAACGCCGAAGAGGCGTCTCTGTCGCGCTCGGGTCACCGCATCGAGGTCAAAGCTCAGCCCAAGCTTGAGCCGGGCCTTGAGTTCGCCCGCTTCGCCAAGGTCAAGGCCATCTCGCGTCTGGACAGCGAACCCGTCCTTCAGGTCGCGGAGCGCATGTATGGCGAGAACAGCAACGTCTACGGCATGGTCAAGGGCCTGATGACCAAGGGCGCTGTCGTTCCCGGCTCGACCGCGAGCGGCAACTGGGCTTCGGATCTGGTTTCGGATGAGGGCGGCGCTGTCGCTGATTTCGTGGCCTATCTCCGCCCGGCAACGATCCTCGGCAAGTTCGGGACTAACGACGTCCCTGGCCTTCGCATGGTGCCGTTCCGCCAGCGTCTCATTTCCCAAACCGGCGGCGGCGCTGCCTATTGGGTCGGTGAAGGCAAGCCGAAGCCGCTGACCGCGTTCGATTTCGACGCAACCACGCTGGAGCCGAACAAGATCGCGAATATCGCGGTCCTGACGGAAGAGAATATCCGCGATTCCAGCCCCAGCTCGGAAGCGATCGTTCGCGACAGCCTCCGCGACGCCATTGCGGCCGGCATCGATACCGCGTTCATCGATCCGTCGAATGGCGGCACGCCTAACGTCAAGCCCGCCTCGATCACCAATGGTGCGGCGGCGATCGTATCGGAAAGCTACTCGGACGCTGACGACATTCGTCTCGACGTCCGCTCGGTTTTCCAGAAGTTCATCGACGCGAACAACCCGCCCTCGTCCGGTGTCTGGATCATGTCGGCGACCAACGCTCTTGCGCTGTCGCTGATCCTGAATCCGCTCGGGCAGCGCGAGTTCCCCGGCATCAGCATGTCGGGCGGCGTGTTCGAGGGACTGCCGGCGATCGTGTCGGAATATGCCGGCGATACCGTCGCACTCGTGAACGCCTCGGACATCTACTTTGGCGACGAAGGCGGTGTGCAGGTCGACATGAGCCGCGAGGCTTCGCTCGAAATGCTCGACAGCGGGTTCACGCAGGACGGTTCGGCGGGGACCGGCGCTTCGCTGGTCTCGCTCTTCCAGAACAACCTGGTTGCGCTGCGCGCCGAGCGGCACCTGAACTGGAAGCGTCGTCGCCCGAGCGGCGTTGCTTACCTGACTGGCGTCGCATGGGGTGGACCGGTCAACCCGAGCTAATCCGGGTCGCATGAACGGCGGGCGGTCTTCGGGCCGCCCGTCATTTTTGGAGAACGCGAAATGGTCGACATGATCGCCACGAAACGCCTTAAATACGGCACCCGCCGCCTGTCAGCTGGCGAGCCGTTCGAGGCGCGTCACGACCGCGATGCGCGGTTGCTGATCGGCATCGGCAAAGCGCGCTATGCGACGCGCGATATGGTCGCGGATGATGCGCCTAAATACGTGCCGGTCGACCCGCGCCGGAACTCGCTTGACGACACGCATCGCCCCGCCGAGACCGACGAACGCCCCGCCCTTCGCGCCGAGTACGAAGCCAAGTTCGGCAAGCGCGCATTCCCCGGCTGGTCGGCCGAAGTGCTGCGCGAAAAGATCGCGGCCGGTTAATGACCGAAATCCTCGCCATGCTGCTGATCGCGCTGATCGGCGCTGGCCTCATCCTCTCGGGCATTTACTTGCTCGTCGGCACGGCGTGGACGCTGATCGCGGCCGGCATGGCCTGCATCGCCTTCGCCGCCATCATTCGTAGGGGTGCCTATCGTGCTTGAACGCGCCCTGTCCGTCATCTCGGCCGGTCTCGCGCCGCGCACCAAAGCCAATCTCGCATCCCCGGACAGCCGGGGCGGATGGTGGCCGCTTATCCGGGAAAGTTATCCCGGCGCGTGGCAGCAGAACGTCACGATCGACCAGACCGCGGTGCTGGCTTTCCATGCCGTCTTTTCGTGCATGACGCTCATTGCCTCAGATATTGCCAAGCTGCGCGTGAAGTTGGTTCGCTTCACCGATGGCATCTGGGAAGAGACCGCGAACGCCGCCTATTCGCCGGTGCTGCGCAAACCGAACGGTTTTCAGACCCGCATCCAGTTTTTCGAATCGTGGGTGCTGTCGAAACTCTCACGCGGCAACACCTACGTCCTGAAAAAGCGCGACAACCGCAATGTCGTGACCGGGCTCTATGTGCTCGACCCGAACCGGGTGAAGCCGCTTATCGCCCCGAACGGCGATGTCTATTACGAGCTTTCGACGGACAATGTGGCGGGGATCGAGCAGCCGACCGTGATTGTTCCTGCGAGCGAGATTATTCACGACCGCTTCAATTGCCTTTTCCATCCGCTTGTAGGGCTGTCGCCGATCTTCGCCTGCGGGCTCGCCGCAACGCAGGGCCTCAAGATACAAGAGAACGCGACGCACCTGTTCGCCAATGCCTCAAGGCCGAGCGGCATTCTGATCGCGCCGGGGCGCATCGATCCGGCAGCCGCGGCGGCAGTCAAGGAGGCTTGGGACACCGGCTTTACTGGTCAGAACCGCGCAAAGGTCGCCGTGCTGGGCGACGGCATGAAGTTCGAAGGGCTGACGGTCGACCCGATTGACGCCCAGATGGTCGAGCAGATGAAGTGGACGGCCGAGGTTGTCTGTTCGACCTTCCACGTTCCTCCCTACAAGATCGGTGTCGGTGCGCTGCCGAGCTATAACAATGTGCAGGCGCTCAACGTCGAATATTATTCGCAATGCCTCCAGATCCTGATTGAGGCGATCGAGATCCTGCTCGACGAGGCTCTGGGCACCGGCGAAAAGCTCGGGACCGAGTTCGATATCGACAATCTGCTCCGCATGGACGGCGTGACGCAGATGGAAGTGCTCGACAAGGGCAAGAACCTTATGACGCCGAACGAAGGGCGGCGGAAGCTCGACCTCAAGCCGACGCCCGGCGGGGATAGCGTTTATCGCCAGCAGCAAGACTATTCGCTCGAGGCGCTGGCGAAGCGCGACGCGAAAGACGACCCGTTCGCGAAGGGCGATACCGGCACACAGGCGCCGCCCGCAGATGCAGCGAACGATAACGCGATGGAATTGGAAGCCGCCAAGGCGCTGCTCGTATTTCAGAAGGGGCTCATCTGATGTTCGATGGCAAGGCCTTTGGCGAGGCGATGCTGGAAGCTGTGCGGGCCTATGTGGACCGCGCGACCGGCGCACTGGCCGCCGAAAACAAGTCCCTTCGCGATGAAAACGCGGAACTCGCCAAGCGCCTCGCCGCATTGGAAGCCCGCGAAATGCCGAGTCTCGAAGGCTACGCGACCGTCGAAGTCGCAAAATCGCTGATCACCGACGCGGTTTCAGCCGCCATCGCCGAAATCCCTGTCCCGCAGGACGGCAAGAGTGTGGACCCGGAGGAAGTGCAGGCGATGGTCGACAAGGCTGTATCTGCCCTGCCCGCCCCTGAGGCGCCGCCGGACATGGCGGAAATTGGCAAGATGATCGAGGACGGGATCGCCAAGGCTGTGAAAGCTCTTCCGCCAGCGGAAAAAGGCGAACCGGGCATTGGCCTCGCCGGCGCGATGATCGACCGCGACGGCAATCTCGTCGTCACGACCAGCGACGGACGGACGCACAATCTCGGCCTGGTCGTGGGTAAAGACGGAAAGCCCGGAGAGACGTTCACGCTCGACGACTTCGACATCGAGCAGACCGACGAGCGGACGCTGGAGTTCAAGTTCCTGCGCGGCGACGTCATGCACACCTTTGAGCTGGAGTTCCCTGTCCCGATCTTCCGCGAAGCCTACAAAGAAGGCCGGGATTATCGGAAAGGCGACATGGTTGTCTGGGGCGGCAGCCTGTGGGCCGCGACGAAGGACACTGACGCCAAGCCGGACAGCCCCGATAGCGGCTGGATGATCGCCGCTCGCAAGGGGCGCGACGGCAAGAGCGCGAAGGAATGAGGCGCCTCGAAATCGGCCCCGGCGCTGAGAGACTGCCGGGCTTCGAGACCTTCAACCTCTTTCCCGGACCCTTCACCGATCATGTCGGTGATGCGCGGAAACTGCCTTTCAAGGATGGCACTTTCGGCGAGGTTTATTCGTCGCACTGCATCGAGCATATCGAATGGTTCGACGTAGAGGCCACGATAGCCGAATGGGCGCGGGTTCTGGCGCCGGGTGGCTGGCTTGAGGTTCACACGGTCGATTCAACCGCGCTCATGCGGGCTATGCTCGAATGGGAGGAAACGGGCGAAACCAGCCGCTCGGCGGGGGCGTGGAAGCGCGAGCTGCACAAGGATCATCCCTTCGTCGCCGCTGCGGGCCGGATCCTCTGCTACGCCAAGCGGGGCGACCGGGGCGCGAACATGCATCGGGCTATCCTGACCCCGCGCTATCTGCGCGAGTGCTTCGAGCGGGCGGGACTGGTCGATCTGGAGACGGTGGACGAGCCGCGGGGCACGAAAAAGCATCGGGGCATCAACATGGGGCTACGGGGGCGGAAATGCTGAGCATCCGCACCCTGTCCGACATGGCGCGCATCATCACGGCGAACCTTCACCGGATCGACCGGGGCGCCTATGACTGCATCGTTGGCGTCCCTCGCTCGGGGATGATCCCGGCGAGCATCATCGCCACGCAGCTGCAAATGCCGCTCGCCGATGTCGAGGGATATGGCCGAGGCATCGTGCATGGCCGCTCCGGTCGCCCTGTGGCGGCTGGGAACCGCATTCTGCTGGTCGATGATAGCTGCAACAAGGGCGGGGCGTTCAAGCGCGCTGTGGCCCTGCTGCCGAAGGGAACGAAGGCAACGCGCCTCGCGATCTTCGGCCCCTATCAGGTCGCGCCGGAATCGGTCTGCGATATGTGGTTCGAGACGGTGCACGGCCCGCGCGTCTTTGCATGGAACTGGACGAAGCACATTCGCCTACCGAGATGGGGCTTCGATTTCGACGGGGTTCTCTGCCGCGACAACACGAAGGCCGAGAATGACGATGGCCCGCGCTACGCCGAGTTTCTGTCGACTGCCGAACCGCTATTCATCCCGCAGCGCCCGATCGGGCACATTATCACCGGGCGGGCGGAGAAATATCGCCCCGAAACCGAGGCGTGGCTCGCGCGGCACGGGATGCAGTTTGAGAGCCTGACCATGACCCCTTGGGCGACCAAGGGCGAGCGGATGGAGGCGATGCGGGCGACAGGTGGCCGCGGCGCGTGGAAGGCTGGGCACGCGGAAAGGCTGGGGGTCGAGATGTTTATCGAAAGTTGCCCGAAACAGGCGGGCATCATCGCGCGCGAGGCGGGTATCCCGGTCTTTTGCACGCTGTCGCAGGACGCTATTTTCCCATGCTGACCGTCGCGCAGGAGAACGCGCTGCCGCTTGACGAGGCGCTGAAACGCTCGATCGGGACCACGCGCGATCGTGATCTGGCCGCGCTCTATGAATGGATCGGCCAGAATTATGACACGGCCGCCTATGCGAAGGTGCAGACCGACTATCGGGGCCAGATCGATCCCAAGTTCGTGGCCGTCTGCGAGCGCGTGGGCAAACTGCTCCCCGTTGCCCGCTGGCTCGGCTGGCACAATGCGAAGAGCCTGCGCACGCTCGATCTGGGCTCGGGCGCCGGGCATATGGGCCTCATCGCCAATTATTACGGGCACAGCGCCGAAGGGCTGGACTGTTATGCGCTCTATGACGGCCTGCGCGCATTCTGGCGTCAACCGGCGATCCATCACCGGATCGAGGCGGGGCAACCCCTGCCGGTCGGGCGCTATCATTCGATCACGTCCATCCTGACCAACTATGGCCGCGACTGGTCGATCGGCGCGTGGGATGAATTTATCGGCCGCATCCTTGCTGATCATCTCGAACCCGGTGGCGAATTCGTGATCAGCTTCCCCGGCGATCCGAACAAGCCGGCGCGGCTGCACCTTCGCAAACGGGCCTCGCGCATCGAGGGCCGACATATGTTTTTCAGGCGGGAGAATGCGCGGTGACGATCATCTCGCTGGTGATGCCCTATTATCGCAACCCAGGGCAACTTTCCCTGCAATACGCCGAGATGACGCGCTGGTCGGAAAAGGCGAAAGCGCAGATCGAGGTCGTGATTGTCGATGACGGATCGCCGGAGCCCGCGGTTGACGTTGAACGACCCGAGGGCCTGCCGGACCTGCGGATTTATCGAGTGCTGGAGGATCGGCCTTGGTGGCAGCACGGATGCCGCAATATCGGCGCCCATGAAGCCGTGGGCCCGTGGCTGCTGCTGACCGATATCGACCATGTGCTAACGGCAGAGGCCGCCGACGCATTGCTGAAGCGCCTCGGCCGACTGGACGCTGGCACCGCTTATTTCCTGCACCGGATCGAGGCCGACACCGGATTGCCGACATTGAACGCCAAGGGAAAGATGAAGCCGCACCCCAACAGCTTTGTCATGACCCGAGGCCTCTATTGGAGGGTCGGGGGATACGACGAGGATTATTGCGGCCAGTATGGCACGGATGGCCTTTTCAAGACCCGGCTGTTCGCGACCGCGAAGGAGGGGTTTCTCAAGAAGGTTCCGCTGGTCCGCTACTGGCGCGACATCGTGCCGGACGCCAACACCGCGACCCTGCCGAGGAAGGAGGGACGCAAGCCCGGTGAGCGTGAGGCCGTCGCGATCAGGAAGGCCGCTGAGGGCCGCGCAGATCAGATCGTCACCTTGTCGCAGGAATATGAGCGCGCCCTATGATCACGATTTTGACGTGGCTCTGGCGGCAGGAGAAGAGCCGCACAGTATACACGGCTGAGCATGTGAACGTGTGGGCCGCAATGGTGCGCCGCAACCTGTCGATGCCGCACCGCATCGCCTGCGTGACCGATATGCCGGAAGGGATCGACCGGAGCGTGGAGATCATCACCCCGCCAGGGGATTTTCTCGATATCTCCAACCCGCGTTGGACCAACGGCCGGCCCCAATGTTACCGGCGACTGTCGATGTTCCGCCGCGATGCCGGGGAGATTTTCGGCGAGCGGTTCGTTTCGATGGACCTTGACGTTGTGGTCGGCGGCCCGCTCGACCCGCTGTTTGGTCGGCCCGAGGATCTTGTACTGTTCAAGGGGACGCTGCGGGGGCGTCCGTATAACGGATCGATGATGATGATCCGGGCGGGCTGCCGACCCGATGTTTACGAGGATTTCAACCAGGAGGCCGCGCTGGAATCGGGGCGCCTCTTCTGCGGGTCCGATCAAGCGTGGCTGATGCACAAGCTCGGGCCGAATGAACCTGTCTGGGACGATGCAGACGGGGTTTACTGGTTTGGCGGGGCCTATCGAACGCGCCGGGACAAGGTGCCGCCGCGGGTTCTCTTCTTCCCCGGCAATCTGAAACCGTGGGACGTGCGGAAAATCGACCCGTTCGCGCGCGAGCATTATCATCTGGATTTGATGGAGGCGGCATGAGCGTCAGTCTGTCAGACGTCAAAAAGCATTTGCACGTCCTCCACAACGACGATGACGATCAGCTTAACGACCTGATCGTCCAGTCACTTTCCGCCCTGCTGCGCTTCGTCGGCGAGGGATACGATGTCTATGCCGACGAGTTGAGCGCCGCGCAGATCATCTGGATCAGGTGGCGTTACTATTCGGACGAGGATGTTGAACTGGACCCGATCCACAACCTGCCGCGCGCCTTCGTCGCCCTCGCCGGCCCTTATCGAACCCCGACCGTCGCATGAAACCGTTCGTTCTGGACCAGAAAATCACCCTGCAGCGCTATACCGCCACGCAGGATGAATATGGCGAGGAAGTCCGGACGTGGACCGACCTTGGCGACGAGCGGGCGAAGAAGTTTCAGGGGCGCGGCGATGAACGACGCCAAGCGGCACGCGAACAAGGGACAAAGACCGCGACCTTCATGATGCACTCGAACGCCAGAACGCGCGGCCTGCTGGTTCGGGATCGCATCGTTCACGACGGGGCAAATTGGGACATAACCGACGTTTCGGATGGTTCGCCGCAACGCGGGTTCCTTGAGGCAACCGCAACGCGGGTAGTTGAGTGATGGCTCGGCAGACATTCAAAATCGAGGGATTCCGCGAATTGGACAGGGCGCTAGCGAACGACCTCCCGAAGGCGACGGCGCGGAACGTGCTGAACCGAACGGCTGAAAAGTCGATGGAGCGGATAAGGATCCGGATGGGCGAACTCGCTCCCTATGACCCTGTGGACCGGGACGGCGACGGCAAGCACTTGAACCAGACAATGCGAACTCAGCGCGTCACGGCAAAGAGGTCGCGGGGACAGGCTCGGTTCGATCGCTCGACGGGGGTCGCGGTGATGACAGGCCCGGCGCCGGAGGGTCGCAGGGCGCGAGCAAACGCGGGCTGGCAAGAGGACGGCACGGTCGAGATGACGCCCAATCCATACGCTCGCCCAGCTGCCGACAGCGAAGGCGAAGCGGTCATCCGTGAGGTAAAGAGCGTGCTGACGCAGGAAATCGACAAGGCAAAGGCGCGCATCGCGCGGAAGCTGGCAAGGGGGCGTTGACATGGCGGACCTCGCAACTGCCTTTCGCAATCGCCTCATCGCCGATTCCGCCGTCGCCGCTGTCTCGACCCGCATCTATTGGGGCGTCGTCCCGCAAAACGCTGCCCTGCCCTATGTCCGGCTGCACATTATCAGCGACCCGAGGCCGGAGCATCTGAAGGGCTATCAGGGATCGCGGAGGACGCGGATACAGGCCAGTTGCTTCGCTTCGTCTTTCGGGGCTGCAAAGCAGCTGGGGACAAAGATCGTGAAGGCGCTCGATGCACCTTGGTCGGCAACCGGAGGCCGGGTCGGTCGGGTCAAGTGCGAAGGCCCGCGCGAAGGCCAAGGCACCGACACGCCGAATGGCTTCATCCATCACCAGATCGTGGAAGCGATGATGGAGCACACCTTTCAAGATTGAGATTCGCGCCAGCTTGGACCGGCTGGCCGTGCATCACTTAGGTCCGTTCGTTCAACCCGAGATTCCGCGTCGTGATGACGCCGAGTCCCAGTCCGCCTCGTGCGGCAAGATGGAATTTTTATCATGGCAGAAACGGCTGAAGCCTCGGTGGGCTACTTCGGCGAGTTCCACCTGTCGTCTGACGACCAGGCGGCAAACCTTTACGAGCTTGTGCAGGTCAAGGAATTCGACGTTCCGACCGGAGGAACGCGCGAGCAGGTCGAAGCGACGCATCTCAAGTCGCCCGATTGGCGCCGCAGCTACCTGAGCGGCTTCTACGAAGACAGCGACTTCGAAGTCCTGCTGAACTTCCGTCCGCTGAGCGACACCGACACGATGCTCGAAGCGGCACTGAAGGCCGGCGACGTTCGCGCGTTCAAGGCGGTGCTGCCCGAAAACGGCGAGCCCGTCGCGCAGATCGAGGGCACTTGCAAGTGCACCGGCTATTCGCGTGGCCGCGTGACCCCGGACGGTGTTATGGAAGCAACCGCTACCTTCCGCATCGTCACGGTTGAGGACATTGAGGCCTACGTCTCGTGAATCCTCTGAAGGGTGAAGCGCCGCTCAAGCTGGGCGACGGGCGGGAGTTTATTTTCCAGCTCGACTTCGAGGCGCTGGTTGAGGCTGAGCAGGCCTATGGCAAGCCCTTGCCGCGGCTCATGGCCGATGCGGCACAGGGCTATGTCGGGGCCGTCCGGGCGCTCCTGCTCGGCGGCCTTCGCCGGCACCATCCCGACTTCACCGCTGACGACGCGACCGCGATCATCCTGACGGACTTCGAGGCCGTTGCAAACGGGATGATGGCGGCTGTCGATGCGGCCTTTCCGAAAGCGGAGGGTAAGGAGTCGGGAAACGCGGTCCCGACTGGGCCGACCTCTGGTCGCGATGGTGCGAAGGCGGGCTCGACCCGGACGCCTTCTGGCGGCAAACGCCGAGCACCTTCGAACTGATCGTCGGAGCGAGGTTCAAGGCCGCGCATTCGCTCGCTCTTGCGACCGGATGGCACTTCGCGAATTTTGGCCGTGCCCAGCGATTGAAGCCACTGCTCGAGTATCTGAAGCCAATGACCGATGCCGAGCGCCGGAATGACGGCGCGCGCAAACTGCTTGCGCTCGCAAAGAGCGCTCAGCGCAAAGCGAAACGGAAGGGATAACGCATGGCGATGAACGACGTCATTGCACGGCTTTCCGTCTGGCTGGGCATTGACACCGCCGCCTTTGAGAAGGGGGCGAGCCTATCGGAAAAGCGCCTCGCCCAGATGGAGCGCAAGTTCACGAAGCTCGGCGACAAGATTTCCGGGCTCGGAAAGTCGCTCTCTCTTGGCATCACGCTCCCGCTGACGGCCTTCGGTGTCGCCTCGATCAACGCGGCTTCCGACGCCGCCGAACTGCAAAGCGCCTTCGACCAGACGTTCGGCGCCATGTCGGACACGATGAACAAGTGGGCCGAGGACACCGGTAACGCGCTTGGGCGATCGACGCAGGAGATGCAGAAGGCCGCGAACACCTTCGGCATCTTCTTCAACACCGCGGTCAATCCCCAGAAGGCGGCGGAAATGTCCCAGATCTTCGCGCAGCTCGCGCAGGATTTGGGCAGTTTCTATAATGTCGACACTGAAACGGCGATCCAGAAACTGCGTTCCGGTCTGTCGGGCGAAAGTGAGCCACTTCGCGATTTCGGCGTTTTTCTGACTGAAGCAAACGTCAAGGCCAAGGCTCTGGAAATGGGCCTCACCGGAGTGGGAGACGAACTGACCGAGCAAGAGAAAATCCTTGCTCGCTATCAGCTCATCCTCGAAGCTACGACCAATGCACAAGGCGACGTTGCGCGGACCTCTGACAGCACGTCGAACCAGATGCGGCGGGCGGCGGCTGCTTTTGAGGAACTGCGCGTCGCAATCGGCACGAAACTACTTCCCGTCGTCACACCGCTCATCGAAAAGCTGGCGAATATTCTCGACTACTTCGCGCGACTGCCTTCGGGAGCGCAAACGGCCATCATCGCGATCGCGGGAATCGGCGCTGCGGTCGGTCCAGTTCTGATCGGGATCGGCAAGCTGGTTGGCGCGTTCGGCCCACTCGTCTCGGTTCTAGTGAGCCAACTTGCGCCGGCATTTCTCGCGCTGCGCCTCGAGATTGTGGCGCTCGCAACGGCTTCCGGTCCCGCGGCGGCGGCGGCGCGCGTGTTGACGGTGGCTTTGAAAGGCCTGCTCGTTGCCTCTGTCGTCGGTGCGGCCGTTCTGGCGCTTGTCGAAGCCTTCCGCTTCTTCACCGCCGAATCAGACGATGCTCGCGAGGCGGCCGAGGAAGCGGAGAACCAGGCGCTCCGAACCGCGACGGCTCTCGACGTCGAAACCAAGGCGACGCAAGCTCTCGCAAAGGCCAAAGACCAAGAGCGCCAAGCGATGATCGCCTCGATGAAGGCGAGCTATGCACGCGGGCAGCAGGCCCTACAGACGGCGAAAAAGCTGCAGGTCGAAGCAAAGGCGGCACTCGATGCAGCCCGCGCTCAGGCTCGCAAAACCTTCGAGCAGAGCGCTAGCGACACAAGTTTCCTTGCCACCTTTGGGCGGGCACTGGGTGGCGCCGGCGGCGCGGGCCCCTCTATCACTCCCGGAACTGCGCAGGCGACCCGCCTCAATCGTGAAGCCGATCAAGCTGCGGCAGCGCTGGCGAAGACGAACAAGGCCATTGCGGAGGCCGAGGGCGCCGTTAGCGGCTTGGACGCAGCGATCCGCGCCGCCGAGGCGCCCATGGTCGCCATACCTCCCGCAGCAAAAGGGGTCGGGGACGGTGCGAAAGGCGCGGCTGATGGCGTTGATAAGCTGAGCAAATCCGCAAAGGATGCGAAGCAACCGCTTCAGGATTTGCTCGATACGCTTTTCCCAGAAGAGGCTGGGATGCGTGAGGCGCAGGTAAACCTCGCCCTTCTCAAGGCCGCTCTGGACAATGGAAAGATAAGTGCCGACCGATATGCGGAAGCCGTCATGCGCGTCTGGCGAAACTACCTCAACATTCGGCCGCTGGAAGATCCGACTGTCTCGGTCCTGTCGGGCGAAAAGTCGATCGAGGACTTGAACGAAGAGGCCCTGAACCGCCTGCCCGAGACTTTCGCGAGATTGGCAGAGAGTGCGCAGGGGACCAAGGTTCAGGTCGTCAAATCATTCAAGGACATGGCCGACGAAACCCTGTCCGCTCTCGACAGGCTATCGAGCGCAATTCAGGGGGGTGGGTTCCTAAATATCCTCCAAGGAATCGTCAGCCTCGGACTGCAGCTGGGGAGCATCGGCGCGTTCGGGAAGAAAATCCAGGGCAATATCAACCGGGTTCCCGGCAATGCGAACGGAACGAGCTTCTGGGGTGGCGGTCTCACGTGGGTCGGCGAGCGCGGCCCGGAGCTGGTAGACCTTCCCCGTGGCGCGCGAGTGACGCCGAACAATGACCTCAAGGGCTTCGGCGGAGGAATCGCTCAGATCGTTCCCTCGCCCTATTTCGATGTCGTCGTTGACGGTCGCGTCATGCGCGCGGCCCCCGGGATCGCCCAAGCAGGCGCCCAAGGCGGTGTCGCCCGCATGCAATATGCTCAATCTCGGCGGTGGCGGTAATCCATGATCGAACTTCCGAACGATCCCGCGCCGAACGGGGCGGCACCCTCGCTGCTGGACTATGGAATGACGCTGCGGCCGGGATCCGGTGCTGCCATCCTTCGCGTCGACCGCAAGGGCTCGCGATACCGGGTGAACGTCAGCTACCCGCCGATGCTGCCGAGCGTGTCGCGCATCTTTATAGCGCGGCTCCTGAAGGCCAAGCGTGAGGGTCTGCGCATCCCCTACCCGCTCATCGACGTGCCTCAGGGCTCGCCGGGGAGCCCTGTCGTGGACGGTGCGGGCCAGTCCGGCACCACGATCAACCTGCGCGGCCTGACGCCCGGATACGCGGCGAAGGAGGGTTACTGGCTGTCGATCGAGGACGAGAACGGCCAGCACTATCTCCACAACGTCAGCGAGACCGGACGGGTGGACGCCAGCGGGGAAGTCGCGCTCAGCATCACGCCTGAACTGCGCTGGCCTTTTGAGGACGGCGCCGCGGTCCATCTCGCCAAGCCGATGGTTGAGGGATTTGTCGACGGCAACGAGTGGTCGTGGGCGATCCCGGTCAACCGATTGATCGCAATTGAATTCACATTGGAGGAAGCGGGATGAGGCGGGTCGGTCTGATCGGTCTCTGCAAGATCGAGCTCCCCGGCAGCTATGGCAACGTCCTGCTGTGCGACGGCGGATTCATCGAATTCAACGGGGAGACCTACAAGTCGAAGGACGCTGTTTTCGGCACGATCGGCAGCGTTCAGGCGATGCAAGAGGGTGTCGGCAACGAAGTCCCGGCGCTGGAAATGACGCTTCTGCCGCCCGGAACGACCGAACCGGGTGAGATGACGCAGCCGGGGTTTCAGACGTCGCGGGTGCGCTTCTGGATCGGGGAGTATGACCTCGACACCGGCGAACTCGATGGCGAACCCGACGTCATCTTCGACGGGCAGCTGGATCGCACGATGCTGACGGTCGGCCAGTCGCGGGAGCTTGCCGTGGCGGTCGTCTCCCTCGCTGAGCGGCTGTTCGAGCTCAACATCGGAAATTCGCTGACCTCGGCCTGGCACAAGTCGGTCTGGCCCGGCGAACTGGGTCACGACAATGCTACCGGCCTCTCGATCCCGATCGCATGGGGCGTGGAAAGCCCGCGGTCGAACCCAACGACCAGTCCCTACCACTCGCCGCGCGACTTCCGGGAGCATCTTATATGAGCGCGCTCGACGAACGCCGGGAAGCGCTGAAACGGCGCGGGCAATTGCCGGAACCCGTCCGCCGCAAGGAAGCGACGCAGGCGACGCTCGACAAGTTCAAAGGGCTGCCGTTCGATTGGAGCGAGGGCCGGCACTGCGTCCGGCTTGCTCACTATCACCTGCGGCAGATGGGGCGCAAACCGCCGACCCTGCCCCGCATTCGCTCTGCACTGGCGGCAAAAAAGGCCTTGAAGGAACGCGGCTGGGAATCGGTCGGCGAGATGCTCGACAGCATCCTTGTCCGCATTCCGCCTGCAATGATGCTGACGGGGGACATTTGCATTACGCCCGGCGACCAAGGGCTGGATTCGGTGCTGATATTTGTCGGCCCGAGAAAGCTGCTCGGGTGGCTCCCCGATGGGAGCGCAGTCGTGATCTATGATGCTGGGGTCGAAGATCTGACGGGGGCTTGGCGAGTATGAGCAAGCCGCTCAAGATCATCGGGACTGTGGCGGGCGTGGTGGCGCTGGTTGCGGGAACCATCGCAACTGCCGGGATCGGCACGGCTGCTTTTGCAGCGGCCGCTGGAACGGTCGCAAGCGCGGCTAGTATTGCTTCCGGAATTGCGATGCTAGGGTCTCAGGCCCTCGCCAAACCACCCCCGGCCCGAGGCTCGGTCACGCAGCTGATCGTCGATGCCAACGCACCGCAGCCCTATGCCATGGGCGGCACCCATTTCGCGGGCGTCCTGCGCCATCGCGCGGGCTATGGCGGCACGGTCGACAAGGTTCCGAACCCCTATCTGTTCGACGCGGTCGTTTATTCTGGCGGCGGGCCAGTCCAGAGCATCTCGCCACGGGTCGACTTCGCCGCGGTATCAAGCTGGTACACGGGATTTCTCTACACCGACACGCAACTGGGAGCCTGCCCGGAGAGCAGCGCGCTATCGCCGCAATGGGCGGGAACGCCGGGATGGAGCTCGAGCCACAAGCTATCTGGACAGGCGGCGATCGGATGGTCCTATCGGTTCGACAAGAAGGGTAAGAAGTTCGCGAACGGGCTGCCGGTAACTGGCGCCTATATCGAGGGGGTCAAGGTCTATGACCCTCGGCAGGACAGCACATTTCCGGGAGGCTCGGGCTCGTGTCGGCTCGGCGATGAAGGCACCTATGTATATTCGACCAATCCCGCCCTGCACGCAGGAACCTATGCCTATGGCCGCTACCAGAACGGCAAGCGGACGTTCGGCATCGGCCTTCCTGCCGATGGCATAGATTGGGCCGTCGTCGCGGCGTGGGCCAACGTCTGTGAAGCGAACGGCTGGACTATCTCAGGCGTCTGTTTCGAACCGGGCGACCGCTCGCAGAACCTGATCGACATTTGCGCGGCCGGATCGGGCGAGCCGGTTCCGGGCGGCGTCCTTTCCTTTAAATTTGACGCGCCCGCCGTTGCTCTGGACACCATCACCGAAGAGGACATTGCGGACGGCAATATGAGCGTCGTCGCGATGCAGTCCTATCGCGATCGCCTCAACACGATCATTCCGAAATATCGGAGCGCCGACCATAACTGGGAGTTGACGCAGGCCGACGCGGTGACGGTGTCGGAATATGTGACCGAGGACGGCGAAGAACGCTCGGCGGAATGGCCGTTCAACTTCGTGAAGGACGTGGATCAGGCCGCGCAACTCGCGGCATACCGGCTGGTCAATGGCCGGGAACTGCATCCGATCGAACTGCCGTGCATGCCGCGTCTTCGCGCATATCGCCCGGGCGAATGCCTGCATCTCGATCTTCCGCAACTCGGGCTCGATACTGACGCGATTATTCTCAACCGGGAAATCGATCCGGCGACGATGACGGTCAAGTTGACGCTGATCGGCGAGACGCCGGCGAAGCACGCCTATGCCCTCGGTGAGACGGGCGTTGCGCCTCCGACGCCGGCGCTGGGGCAGACGCCGCAAGAGCGCGACGAAACCTCGGCCGGCGCGCGCCGCGGGGCTGCCTACCGGTTTGCATCGAAGACGATAAACTACCCGCTGTCGAGCGATGAGGACAGCATATCGATTGCGGCATTTTCGGGCGTGCTGTCCAATGCGGTCCCGATCTCGCTGCCCGCCGACACGATCCCTTATCTGGATTCTTCGACGACTTACGGCGTTTTCTGGGATCTCGAAGCCGAGGAATATCTTGCGACCGAATGGCCCTCGGAAGACGAGATGGGATCGTCCGATTATGTCTTCCTTGGCTACCAGAATACGGCCGGAGAAGGCGGGGTCTATCCCGAACCCGACCCGCCGCCTCCGGGCAACTGTGTGGCCGATGACACGCCGATCCTGCTCGCCGATGGGACTTCGATCCCGGCGGCCGACCTTGTGCCCGGAACCGTCCTGCGGACCCGCCACGAAACCACGATGGCGTGGGGTGAATGGCCTGTGCTGGCGGTCAGCTTTGCCGACGAGCCGGTCTATGCGTGCGAGTTCGAAGGCGAGGACGGGCCGGTCATCATCCGGGCCACGGCGGATCACCGGTTCTTGATCAACAATCGCTGGGTGCGAGCATCGAGCCTTGGCGAACCGGACGGGACTGCGCGCGTCGCGAAGATCACCGTGGCCGAAGCCCACACATATATTTCGAGCGGCGTGATCAGCCACAACGCGAAAGCGGAAGGCCCCGGCGACGGGCCGATCTGAGGAGCATGAAATGACAGCTTGGGACGACTGGCTACGGAAACTCTCCGCAGACGGAAAGGGTGGACTCGGCCTTCAGGGCAAGCCGCAGATGCGCGCAATCGACCGCGGGCTGCCCTATGTCTACGTGCTCGCGGTCGGGATGGACGTGAGCGCCGACAGCTTCGAGGCTTCCATTCGGGCGGCTCCTGATGCTGCCGGCGCAACCCTTGCTGACTTCGACGTGACGGTCGGCGCCTATGCCGATGGGGTCACCACGATCACGCTCGAACTGACCGATATCCAAACCGCCGCCCTTCCATCGGACGGCGATGCGGATGGGCTCGAGGAAATGGTTTTCGACATTCTCTGGACGCCTAGCGGCGGGACGCAACAGCGCTTCCTCGCCGGGGTCATTCAGGTTTCTGGAAAGGTGACCGATGGCAGCGGATCTTAATCTCATCCTCAACGGGACGCCGGTTCCGGTCTATCTCGGGGAGAATACGGCGCTTGCGCTTGCGGCCAAAACGGAGGCCGCAGAGTCCGCCCTTGCCGCCCAATCCGCCGCTGCCGCTGCGCTCGCTGCAGCTGGCGTCGGCGAATATGCAGACACCTCGGCCGGGCTTGCAGGCACCTCGGAAGGCGACACCTTCTGGGTCGACAATGGCGATGGAACGGGCACGATCTATCGCCACGACGCTGGGCCGACCGCGACCGAGATCGGGAAATTCATCAAGGACCTGACAGAAAATGGGGCTGCGGCGCTGATCGGCGTTGAGGGCGGCGGAACGGTTCAGGATGCGTTATCCGGTCTCCCTAATAGTCTGCACTATCAGGCGCCGACGAGTTCGAACGTCTCCGGTTTTGATATGGATTTCCGCGCAGGCCAAGGAGGAACATCGCCCGTAGCCGGTACAATCCACGACTACACCGACGCTAGTCGGACGTGGCAGCTCGATAAAGTCGGCGGCAGCATCGGTACGGGTGGCTATGTGCTGGGGCTTCGGCGCGCGAATAATCATATCCGCCGCCCCGACAAGCCAGGGACCTATATCAGCGAGGCGGGCTTCCTGCGCTGCTCCTACGACCGGTTCACCCAGACCGCCGAAGTCACCGGCTCGATCAGTGGCAATGTCCTCACCGTCACGGACGTGGCCTCGGGCGCACTCGCGGTCGGTAGTTTCGTCGAGGGCTCCGGGGTTGAAGAAGGAACGACGATTGCCGCGCTTGGCACCGGCACCGGAGGGACTGGAACCTACACTGTCGCGGTTCGGGGAAATTCCGCCGCGACCCAGACGGTCGCCAGCACCACGCTGACCGGAAAAACGAAATCGGAAGTTCTGGCCTTCTACGTCGATCAGACCGGCGGCTTCGGCTGGTCTACCGATCCGGTCAAGATGACGACAGCGAAGGCTAACGGCGCGAGTTATGCTTTCCAGTTGACCGCCAGCAATGAGCAGCAGTTCCTCCTATCGCTGACGTCGGCATCGGGGCAGGTGCTAACAATCCAGGACGCGGTAAGTGGGACGCGCACCGACTTCGTTACGCCGTCCAACCAGACAAGCGGAATGCGCTTTCAGGCGACCGCCGGGGGCATCGACCTTGCACCGGCCACGAACCAGGTGATCACTCTGCGAGGGCGCACCGCGCCTGACGCCAACAACAGCTACTATCTTGGGACGTCCACAGCAAACTGGCTGCGCGTCTATGCAGATGCTTACTATGTCGGCAGCACGAAGGTACTGGGGGCGCAGCAATCGGCCATTACGGACAGTGCTGGGGGCGACGAGCAGGCGAAGATCAACGCGATACTCGCGGCCCTGCGCGCGCACGGGATTATCGCGACATGACCCTCCACACCGAAGGAGGCCGCTGATGGTTGACGCACCCATCATGATGCCGATGCAGCCGGACGCAGCAGCCCAGCAGATGCTCATCGAGCAGGTGCGCCGGCTGTCGGACAGCGTGGACCGGTTCAATTCGACGATGAGCTTAGTCCAGCAGCAGCTCGCCCGCATGGAGGCCGAGAACCGCCACACAATCGAGCGCCGGGACCGCAACGAAGCCCGCCTGACGAAGGTGGAGGATCGGGTGGACGATCTCGAATCGTGGCGCAGCGAGCAGCGGGGCGAGCGGGGCACGATAGCGGCAATCGCGAAGTCTCCGCTGGTCGGCTGGATCGTGGGCGCTCTGCTTACGCTGTTTGCCGCTATCAAGGGAGGGCTGATCAAATGACCACAGCCAAGACGATCGCTGACACCCTTCGTCCGCTGGCACCGGGGGCGAAGCTGGCGGCCGATGACGTGCCGCTGATCGACAAGCTCGCGGCGCAGTGGGATGCACGCTTTCAAGGCAAGGTGATCAGCCAAGCCGGGATCGACCTGATCAAGCGTTTCGAGGGGCTGCGATTGAAAGCCTACCCCGACCCCGCGACGGGTGGCGAGCCGTGGACCATCGGCATCGGCCATACTGGCGGTGTCCGTCCGGGCGACGTGATCACCGAGGCGCGCGCCGAGCAGCTGCTGCGGCAGGACGTGGGCCGGTTCGAGCGGGCGGTGGCACGGCTCTGCCCCGTCACGACACAGCCCCAGTTCGACGCGCTGGTCTCGTTCGCGTTCAATGTGGGCGAAGGCAATCTCGAAAGCTCGACGCTGCGCAAGCTGCACAACGCGGGCGACTATGCGGGGGCTGCCGGACAATTCGAGCGCTGGAACCGGGCGGCTAGGAAAATCATGACAGGCCTCACTCGTCGCCGTGCTGCCGAGGCTCAACTTTATAGGAGCGGCTCATGAAATACCTGATCGACAACGCCGGATCGTGGTGGCGCATGTGGTCGGTTCGTCTGGCGGCACTTGCTGGCGTCGTGGCGGCCTATCTCGCTGCGAACCCCGACCAGACGCAGGCGCTTCTTGACGTGCTTCCTGACGGCCCCCTGCGGGTTCTGGCGAGCATCGGGATCGGTGTCTTTGTTTTCGGGCTCGCGACCGGAACGCGGCTCGCCCGACAGGGTAAGGCGGAAGGCGGAGAAGGATGAGGGACCGCACCGACGCCGACGATATCGTGCAGGGTGCCTATAACCGCGCGCTGCTCGACCTGATCCTGCCCGCGATCCGGCGCGCCGCGCTCGACGCTGGCTATGCGATCACCGTTCACGGCTCGCTCAATCGCGATATCGATCTGGTGGCGATCCCGTGGATCGAGCACAACGTCTGGACGAAGGAGGCCCTTCGCGACGCCATCTGCGGCGCGGTGCGGGGCGTCGTCGGGCGCTGCCACTATCACGCCAACCGGGAATGGACCGTGAAGCCGCATGGCCGCTTCGCGACCACCCTGCTCGTCTGGTGCGGGCAAAATACGGCTGACCTCGACCTGAGCGTCATGCCGACAATTCACGGAAAGGATGACGAAGGATGATCGGCCTCCTGCTCCCCCTCGCCACCCGTATCGTGGGCGAACGCTTCGCCAAGCTCGCAGCATGGGCGTTCGTGGCGATGGCCGTCGCTGGCGCGGTCTATGCCGCCTATTGCTGGGCCTGGGATCGCGGTCGCGACCATGAACGCGCCGCATGGCAGGTCAAGGTCGCTGATATCCGCAAGGAACGCGACGACGCGATGGCCGCCCTCGGCAAGCGGGACGCCGAAGACGCCGACGCGCTCGAAACCAGCATCACCGAAAACCGAAAGGCACTGGACGATGAAATGGCGAATCTACCTGATCAGCCTCTCAGCAATCGCCAGCGGGCTCGCGCTTGCCGGGAGCTCATGCGGCAGGGACGCCGATGTCCGCCACCTGCCGCCGCCCCCTGAGCGCCTGGCGGCCGATCAGCGGTCACAGCCCCGCCCGATCATGCCCGAGGCAGCAGCGACCAGCGAAGCAGCTTATGAGGCATGGGTGAGCGACGTTTTCGATTGGGGCGAGCGCCGGAACGGCGTCGCGTGGCGTTGGTGTCAGCTCTACAACAAATTTGCGACAGAGCCAGTCGACTGCGGGGCTAATCCTGCCGAGGAAGTGCAGCCGAGGAACATCAGGTTGCGTCCGTAGCTGGCGGACGCGCTGCCCTAGGCGACATCCATCCTCTCGATAGCCGCAAGCGCGTCCTCTTCGGATGAAAACGCCTCGTCTAGAAAGCGCTCCTCTCCGTCGATCACTTCGACGATGAAATAATCACCGTCTGGATCGGGGCCGCGGACTTTGTAGGTCATCGTCATCTCCTCAAATCAGTCCCGGCCCGTCTTTGGCCTTCCGCGCGAACCACGGCTGATCGGTCCGGTTCGCGACGAGCCGATCGGCAGGATATTGCGTGACCAGGTGCATCGCTTCTTCTGCCGGCGCATGCAGCCAGGCGTCGTGATGTTCCGGATGAAGGATAACCGGCATCCTGTCATGGATCTCCAATAGCTCCGGCGTCGCGTCGCACATGACCCCGGAATAGGCGTTGCCCCATTCATCGGTCTGCCGCCAAAGCCCTGCCCATGCGGCGATCGGCTGGTCGGCGACGCTGATCCATGTGCGGGTCATGTGGCCCTTCTCGCCCTCGGCTTCGGCAAAGGCGGTGAAAGGTATCAGGCAGCGCGCAGCGGGGTCGACAAATTGCTTTCGCCAGAAGGTCCAGAGCCGATCGTCTCGCAGATTATTGACCGGCTGGGGCTTGTTCGGCTTTCCCGTGCGCTTGTTGACGGTGTGACGCGGGAAGCCCCAAGCCATCTGCTCGATGATGCGCTCCCCTTCCTGCTCTCGCACGACAAGGCCGGGATAGCCGGGATAGGTATCTTCGGGCGCATTGAAGCCTCGCGCAGGCTGGGCGCGGAACAGGTCGGCTATTTCCGCCACGGTCGTTTTGGTGGTGTAGAGGTTGCACACGCCCCGGAGCATGCCGCACGCGCCCTGAGAGTCAACGGCGTCGCTGAACCTCGCGCTTGAATTCGCGCAGGTCTGCGGTGGGCAAGCTCACGGTGGCCTCTTTCCGCACGAGCTCGATTGAGGGCCCCTGCCGAGCGCGCGCCGCGTCCTCGCACGCCGTGCACTTGAGCCGCCGCGGGACCGCGCGAATCCGTATGTCCCAGCCGCGGCGCCGGAACCAGTCCCATAGATCGATGCTCTCGAGGATCGACGCGTGACCGCACGGGCAGCGCGCGAGCACATTGTAGTGCATCGCCCCCGCGTCAACGAGATCGCGCGCCTCGTAAACATATTCTCGAGCCAT